CTGCCGCCTTTTCCTCTTCGGCTTTAGCTGCCGCCTCTGCTGCTGCCTCGGCTGCTGCTTTTTTGTCCTCTTCCGTAAGCTCGTTGTCGTCTGGTATGTCTACCTCGACGGCTGCGCAGCGTGCAGCAATTTCTTTCTTTGTTCCCTCTGCATCTACGCCCAGCTGCTTTGCCAGTTCCTGCAAATCCTCTTTCTTATAGCTTTCCAGCTCTTTTGCGTCTAAGTATCCTTTCATGCTCTGCCTCGCTTTCTTACACTGCTGTTACACCCTTTTTAACTAAGATAATGCCCGCAGCGTCAGCTACTTTGCCGTCCACTACCATTAAGCACTTATTCTTAATCTTGTTGTTGTCGTGGTCTGTCCATTTCACTACCTGCATTTCCATGTTGGTATTGATAACGTAATCAGAGAAATTCATAAATACTGCGATTACGTCGTCCTCGTTTGCGTCGTCCCAGCTCGGTAAAACGTCGTCCTCTACAGTTTCCACATTCTTACCCATAAAACGGTATGTTTCCTCTCCGTTCACGCCGTAGTTTGTGCGTCCGATAGGCTGCCCGTTCTTATCTTCCATGCCGTCAATGCCAGTATCAAAAGTGGACTGGTTCATAACAAAGCTGCCGTTTCTGTACGCCTTTTTCATTTTGCCTTTTACCTTGTGCCAGCCGTTCCAGCTTGCATACTCTTCCGGTGTCAGAGTAATTACAGCTGTTACCCTGCTGTCTTTCAGAACGCCCAGCGGCTGCCCCTCGCCTGTACCGTTGAAAATGGCAATTTCGATAGCCTTTACCATTGCCTCTGTTGCCATAGGTACGAACAAATCAGTAAACATTTTCAATGTTACTACATTTGCTAAAATGCTTTGGGAAATTTTGCACTCCAAACCGTAATAATTGAAAGTTACGGAATTTTTAGCAGATGCTTTCTGGTCGTCGCTGCTCTTTGCCTCTGTAATCCAGTGTGCAGTAGGCTTTAAGTCTGCAATCGGAATGGAAACGCCGCCCTGTACGTTAATCTTACGCACCTTTGCATAAATGCTGCCGTAGCTTTCCAGTTTCTGGATAATTTCATTCATAATAGTTGTCGGAATCACAGCGCCGCTGTCTGCTGTGGTGGTGGTTTCAGCTGCTCTGTACTCTGCCGGAATAGCAACGCCTCTGCATACATAATTCATAAACGCTTTTCTGTATGCCGTAGTGTCGTATTTGTCCTCTGGTTCTCCTGCTCCTGCGCCGCCTGCTCCCTTGAAATTTCTAAGCAGCGTGGCATCTGCTCCCGCTCCACCTGTCGGCTCTCCTGCTGCAATTCTTTCAAGCAGCTTTTTACGTTTCTCTGCCGCTGCCAGTAAAGCGGTACGCTCTTCCTGTAAGTCTGTTACCTCTGTTTCCAGTTTTGTAATTTCCTCGTCCGTAAGCTCTGCCGCTCTGGTGTTAAGCTCTTCTTTGATTTCGGCTAATCTTGCCTCAATTTCCTTTAATCTCATAGTCTGTGTTCTCCTTTTTTGTTTTGATTTTTATAAGCTCGCCTTAATCTTTAGTATTGCTGCCCGCCTCTTAAGCAACTCCTGCCGCTCCCGCTCATAACTCCTACTCGCAAAAGCACGGGCGCTTATTTCAGTATCGTTATTTGCCGGAATACTCACGGCTGATACATCATAAACCTTTTTGATTTTCAAAATTGTTCTTGTATGTGTTTCTCTGTCGTAGCTTTCCTCTGCCACTGTAAACGCCCATGACATTTTAGTAATCATTCCTGCGCTTATGTCTTGATACAGCCCACGGGCTAAGTCTGTCCGGCTTAAGTCTGCTGCCACGAAAAGCCCCTTTACGTCCGGCTCTAAAATCAGCGTATTATTTGACTGTCTGGCAAATACTCTGCCCTCATGGTCGTACTGCATGATAACGTCACTCATGTCTGCGCTGTCTAATGCGTGTGCGTCTATTCTTTCGTAAATCTTTGTGCCGTCCTCAAACTCATATAAAAGGTATGGCGCATTAAATGTAGTAGCGTAGCCCTCTACGTAGCACTCCGACTGTAAGCGCTTTTCGCCGGAACTCTGCGCAGCCAGAGGCGCTACCAGCGTTCTATATTCCCGTTCTTTCTTAACTGGCATTATTTACACCCTCTTTCTCTTCCTGTCCTTTCTGCGGCTCTTCTCCCGCTGCTGGTTCTGTCTGCTGCGGTACTTGCTGTATGATAACTGGCTGCTCACTTCCTTTGTGCAGTTCGCTTACCTCTGTATATTCCTTTCGGATATAATACTTTTCCCCGTCCTCAACGTGTGCCATGTTCCATATATCCATTACGCCGTTTCTGTTTAGTAGCGCACGGTCAAAAAGCTGTGTGCTTACGCTTAACTTTGTGGCGTTGCTGGCGTATTGCAGGCGGTTTGCAGAAAAGAAAATAGCATTGCCGCAGGCTCTTTCTCTCTCTGTAAAGCTCATATTTGTCATAACAAGCGATAGCTGTATTGCAAACGGCTCTATTTTCCCCTCGTAGTAAGCATTCCATGTATTTTCATCAAATTTATTTTGCAGAATATCCATATTTGTGCCAAAATGCGTGCATACATTTTCCTGTATGTGCTGCATCTGCAATGCGTTTGGCGTATACGGTTTGCTTTCTACCTGTTTCAGCTCACTAAACTTGTTATCATAAATAATCATGCCGCTATCGTTGTCGGCGCTTAAGTTATCCTCTGTAAAGCGTTTCCGCTCTTTCTTTATATCCTCTGGTTTCAGTATATTTGCCACCTTTGCCAGAAAGCGGATATTTGCCGAATTTTTTACAGCGTTTATAATTCCCTCATTCTGCGTATGTATCAACTGCATAGTTGGTGCAAGCGTGCTGTTGTCCTCTCCGAAAAGGTCGTCTTTATATTCAAAGTCTGTCATAATGCCTACACGCTCAAACTCAATAGCTCCATAGCTGCCATTTGCAAACAGATACCGTAAATATAATTGTCCCTCGCTCTCTACCACCTCGCAGCGTTCAGCCCGCAGCGGATACCAGCCACATAAGCGCCCGTATTCGTCCTCGATAGGTATAATAAAAGCGGTGTGTTCCACCGCTACATACGTTGCCAGACGCTTTATAAATTTTGTTGTATCCATAAAGTAGTTGGGTTTATGCTGCAATGTCTTTTCCAGCGACTTAAGGGCGCTGCCCTCTATCTCCGGCTTTAGCTTGCTGCAATGTGTTGCAAAATTATTTATAGCCGTTCTGGTCAAATCCATTTCATACACGCCGCCGCTAAAGCTGGTAAACGTCGGGCTGTATCCGTTCAGCATTTTGAAATAATTACCTATGGCTTTTAACTCTTTGCCATGAAAAAGATAGTCTAAAAATTTCATGCCGTTTACACTCCTTTCTATGCGGCATTTTTAAGCAGCTCGCCGCACTCTTCCCAGTATTTCTGCCGCACGGTCATTGCATCTATGACAGATACAAAGCCGTCGATATGCGCCCGCTGCTCGATTTTTATAGGTCTAAATTTTCTTGTTTCCATGTTGTGCTTAAGCGCAACATTTAAGAAATGCGTCTTTAGTAAATTGTTGTCGGCAATCTTAAAATCGCCGTCTTTTATGATGCCCTCAAACTCCCGTATAACTGGTGTAAGGTTTTCGCCTTGGTAAACGTCGTCCATGTGAAAACCATAATTTGCCATATCGGTAATAAGGTACTGGGCGCTGTATCTGTCGTAGCCGATTTTCAACGGTCGTATGCCGTAATCTTCCAGCAGCATAGTAAACCAGCCGTAAACGTCGTGGTAATCTACGTAATTCTCGCCGCTTAAGGTTATCAGCCCCTTTTTAACGAATATGTCATACGGCACGCCGTCCGTAGCCTGTAAGTATTCCAGCCTGCCCCGTGGCATAAAGAACTGTGTAAACGCATACAGTGTACCGTCTTTCTGAATAACCACACTGGCTGCCGTTAAGTCCGTTGTCTGGCTTAAGTCGATACCGCCCACTGCGTAGCAGTCCCTAAAGTCCTCTAAGGTCTTTTCTACTCCGGCGTTCTCTACCGTCTGATATTCCAGCCATGCAATAGAGCTGTTCTGCTTGATATTGCAATACTTTGTAAGGAACTCTGCTTTTTTACTTAAGCTGCCCTCTGCTACTGCTATCTCGTCCATAAAGAAACTTTCTTTTACGGATACGCCCATGTTAGGGTTAGCCTTTTTCAGTTCGTCTATGTCGTTCCACTTCTCCACATCATCAATCATGTAAAGGAATGGTAATAGCCTGCGCTCTTTGCTGTTTCCTTTCAAGAAACTTGTGCTACGTTTCATTAGTTCATCATAAATACTGTCGTTGATATATCCGGCAGTGCTTATGCTCAATATCATAGGTTGAGTACGTGCGCCTAAAGCGGATTTCATAACCTCATACTGCTTTAGTCCAGCGTCCCCGCTCCATGCTGCCATTTCATCACATACCACAAGCTGCGGGTTAAATCCGTCTGACTTCTTGGCATTAAAAGCAATCGGTTTTATTACCGTGTTGCTCTCCGCAATATAAATATCGCTGCGCCGTTTCTTTGCCAGCTCCGCTAACTCGTCCTCTGCCTGTACCATTTGATAAAATCCGTCATACACCAGCGTCGCTTGGTCTAATTTCGGCGCTAAGCAGTATATTTCTTGTCCATACTCTGGCTCTAAGTACGCCATATATGCAATAATCGCAGATGCAAATAAACTTTTTCCGTTTTTTCTGCCAATTACAATAAAAATTTCACGGAAAATACGTATTTTTTCTGCGTCCTGTATGCCAAAAATAACAGAAACTATGGCTTTCTGCCATAGCTCCAACTTGATTAAATCATTACGTCCCTTGCTGTGGTGGCAAAAGTTCTCTATGAACCGTATAGCCTTATTCGCAGCCTTTGCATTAAAAAAATACTCCTGCTTTTGCAGCCCGTTTATAATGATTTCGTATATTTTCTTTATCCATTTTCCCGCTATGATTTCGCCGCTTGTAATCTTTGCGTGGTACTCATAGATATAATTTCGATAAGGCGGCAATATTGCTTACTCTTCCCGCAAAGCCGCCAGCCTGCTTGTCTTTCGTTTCGCAGCTGGTACTAATTCCGTAAGCTGCTTAATCACTGCTGCATAGTTCTTACTAAGCGCTATGTAGGTTTCTGCCTCTGGGCTTTTCTTTGTTCCCCACTGGTTCTGCCCGTTCTGGTACTCACTCGTCCAGCCGTCTTTTTCAAGTTTCGCCTGCAAGTCGTCCAGCTCAATGCTCATAAATGCAGCCTTTTCTATCAGCGGCGTTACTAATTTTCTTTTGTTTTCGTCTAAGTCCTTGAAAATTCCCTTAAGTCTGGTCTTTTCGGTCTTTATCCTCTGTTCTTTGGTTTTCTCTTTCTTTGTTGCCATTCCTTTACCCCGCTTTCCATTCCTGCGCCGCACCACACCCCCTACACCACCCGTGCGCACGCCCGTAGGGTAATTTTAGGGTATCCCTGTCGGTATTCGCCCCCTTTAATTATTTTTCTGATATGGGGGGAGTATGCCGCCGTTCTCGTCGAACCGATACCGCTTATGCCTCTCCTGTTTGTGGTGTTCCTTGTTGTGGCAGTCTTGGCACAACGCCTCTAAGTTATCCCAGCACAACGTAACGCTTATGTCGTTTATGTTCTCTCTATTAAGCCAGCGCTTATGATGCACTATCTTTGCGGGCTGCCCGCAGCGTTCACAAATATAATCTTGTGACATTAAATAAGCGGCTCTGGTTTTTTCCCATGCCGCTGATAAATAAAAGCTCTTAGCCCATGCTTTCATACTGTCCCCTCTCTTTCTTCATTCCCCAGCGCCCTAAGTTTCATGTGCTGGGTGGAGGCTAAAGAATGAATAGAAAAAGAGTAGGCAACTGCTGCCGCACATGGCTTAAGCTATCGCCTACTCATTTCATGCTACCATTGTATCTCTTTTGTTTTCCCATGTAAACACCACGTTTTTACCATTACTTTACCACGCCAGCTGTGCACTCTTCATTAATCCCCCACAATAATACTGACAGCTCATTTATGATACCTGTTACCCAGCGCCTCGGTGTATTCTTTCCTGTGTCCAGCTGCTCTGCAATTTCCGCATAGTCCATGCCCTGCA